GCCCCGGTGGATTTCGATTCCTTCCTGCTGTTCGTGGAATGGAACCGGGAACCGAAAAAGAAGTTCTACGTTCCCCGCAGGAAGGTGCTGAAACAGGTCGTGGACGCTATGCAGGAGCTTGCGGACGATCAATTGGATATTCTTGCGATCTCCATGCCCCCCGGAACCGGAAAGACCACGCTGGCTCTGTTCTACCTGACATGGCTGGCGGGGAAATATCCTGACCTGCCGATCCTGACGGGTTCTCACAGCAACAACTTCATCCGGGGAGCCTATGACGAGTGTCTACGGATTCTCGATCCGCAGGGGGAATACCTGTGGGGCGAAGCGTTCCCCGGTATCGGGGTGTGCGACACGAACGCCAAGGACTGCCGAATTGATGTGGGGAGCAAGAAACGCTTCCAAACACTCCAATTTACTTCCGTGGGAACGGGCAACGCTGGTCTGTATCGGGCTGCTACCCTGCTCTATGCGGATGACTTGGTTTCCGGTATTGAGGTTGCGCTGTCGAAGGAACGGCTGGACAAGCTGTGGGAGATATATACGACAGACCTGAGACAGAGAAAGATCGGTGACAAGTGTAAGGAGTTACACATCGCTACCCGGTGGAGTGTCCATGATGTAATTGGTCGGCTGGAAGAAGAATACGCCGGGAATCCGAGGGCGAAATTCATCGTCCTGTCCGCTATGGACGAGAACGATGAAAGCAATTTCCATTATCCCTACGGGGTCGGGTTCTCCACGGAGTTTTACAGGGAACAGCGGGAGATCATGGACGATGTGAACTGGAAAGCACTCTATGAAAATAAGCCGATTGAGCGAGAGGGATTGCTGTTTGCAGAGGACGAGCTGCAACGGTATTTCTCCCTCCCGGACGAAAAACCGGACGCTGTGATTTCCGTCTGCGATACGAAAGACAGGGGATCGGACGATTGCGTGATGCCGATTGCCTACGTGTACGGGGATAAATACTACATAGAAGAAATCGTGTGCGACAACGGCAATTACGAGGTTGTGGACGGGCTTCTGGTGGATGCCCTTATCCGTCATAAGGTTAAGGTGAGCTGTTTCGAGAGCAATTCTGCCGGGGGTCGGGTAGCCCAGAAGGTGCAGGAGGGCGTGAAAGAGCGTGGCGGGATCACGAAGATCGAAACCCGGTACACGAAACAGAATAAGGAAACGAAGATCATTGTAAACGCCCCGTGGGTCAAAGAGCATTGCCTGTTCAAAGACGATACCGTGAGTGACCGGGCATATAAAAGGGCTGTCGGGAAGCTTTGCAACTACACGACAGCCGGGAAGAACAAACATGACGATGTGCCTGACGCTTTCGCCCAGCTTGCGGAGTTTGCGGAAGGAATGACGGGGGCTGCGGTGCGGGTTATCCAGCGTCCGTTCTAAATCAAAGAACTCCGGGAGGTAGCTAATCTCCCGGAGCCTTTGAGAAAGGAGAGTGTATGAATGACACCAGACAACCAAGGCAAAATTATTATAGCACGAAAGTCTGGTTTCCGCAAGAATAAGACCCAATATTTAGAGTTACTTGTTGACATAGGCTTCAAAATATAGTATCATGATAACCGGAATAGCAGAGCTATGAGCGCATGATTGCGAGAGGAAACCCCTCGAAATCATGCGTTTTTCATTTTTCAAGGAAAGGAGGTAGTCGTGATGCCTGATTTGGAGGAAGAACAGGTCGGGACGGAAACACCCGTGGAAGCCACGGAAGCAACCGAGTTTACGCTTTATGGGGATCGGCTGTTCGGCAGAGAGGAAATCCTGACCGGAGTGGACGAGATCAACCGGGGCAACCTGATCCGGGTGTTGAGCAACGCCCTTACCGTTCATCACAAGAACTCCGGGGAGATTGATTACCTCTATCGGTATATGCGGGGCAGACAGCCGATTCTCGGACGGACGAAGAAGGTTCGCCCGGAAATCTGCAACCGGGTGGTGGAGAACCACGCTGCGGAGATTTCGCAGTTTGTCAGCGGGTACTTCCTTGGGGAGCCTTTGACCTACGTTCGCCGTGGGGATCAGGAGAACAGCTCCAAGGAAATCGGGATGCTGAACGATTTCATGTTCTTCGAGGACAAAGCCAGCCGGGATAAGGAGCTGGCTGACTGGATGGCGATCTGCGGAGTCGGCTACCGGATGGTTCTGCCCGACAAGGATGCCGGGGAACTGGAAGATGATGCTCCGTTCGAGATTGATATTCCCGATCCCCGGACTACCTTTGTGGTTTATCACAGCGGGTTCGGTCACAAGCGAATGATGGGCGTACAGGAAATCTGGCGTGAGAAGCAGGACGGGAGCATGGAAATCCTGTACTGCGGGTATACCAAGACTCATTATTTCGAGGTTGTGAACGGAACGCAGGTGCGGACATGGAAAGCTCATTCCCTTGGGGATATCCCGATCTATGAGTATCGGCTGAATCTTGCCCGGATGGGGAGCTTTGAACCCGCTGTCCCGCTTCTGGATGCGATTAACCGGGTTCTCTCGAATCGCTTGGACGGTCTGGAACAGTTCATCCAGAGCTTCCTCAAGTTCATCAACTGCGAGGTGGACGAGAACACGGTGAAAGCCCTCAAGAAGATGGGCGCAATCGTGATCAAGAGCGTGAACAATTTCCCGGCTGATGTGCAGCTCGTGAGTCAGGAATTGAATCAGGAGCAGACACAGTGCTTGGTGGATTACCTGTATAGTCAGGTGCTTGTGATCTGCGGGATGCCGACCACGACCAAGGGCGGGAAATCGACCTCCGATACAGGGAACGCCGTATTCCTGCGGGACGGTTGGAGCCAGTGCGAAGCGAGAGCGAAGGACACGGAACAGCTTTTCAAAAAGAGCGAGAAGCAGTTCTTGAAGCTGGTTCTGCATATTATCCGGGAGTCCGTGAAAGAGTTCGATCTTTCGCTGGGGCAGGTGGAATACAAGTTCACCCGGAGACAGCACGACAACCTGCAAACCAAGACTCAATCCCTGCTGGCGATGCTGCAAGCCGGGATTGCCCCGGAAACGGCGATTGCGACCTGTGGGCTATTCAACGATCCGATGGATGTTGCCCTGCAAAGCAAGGAATACCTGCGGAAATGGGAATACATTCCCATGGTTCCGCAGGAACCGGAGGGCGATGAGTGATGAAAGCTCCCTACAATCACGCCGACAAAGCTCTGAAATCGCTGAGTGAGAGCATGAGCCGGGAGTTTCAAAACTTCTCCACTTCCTTGGGGTTCGATGAATTGAACTACCCGGAGGTGCAGAAGCAGGTCAGCGCACTCTATACCCGGATTGACTCGGCGGTGCGCCGGGAATACCGGAAGATGGTGAAAAAGGTGTACGAGGAAACGGAAAACGAGGTTGGCGTTCCTCACACCGAGTTTGCCAGCGGAGCCTTTGTCGCAGCCCTGCTGAAAGCGTTTGACCCGATCACCAAGTACGTGTTCACGCACGAGTGGATTCGGAAGCGGGATCGGCTGACGGAAAGCCTGATGGCAAGCAACGGCAATCAGGAAGTCCGGGGAGCGTTGCAGAGGGCTTTGAACCTGATGACCGGGATGGTTCGGCAGTATGCCGACAACCTGACGGACGAAACCCGGAAAGCGGTTTTCCGCAACGCCGGGATTGACGAGGTGGGATGGATCACCCAGCGGGACAAGATCGTATGCTCCACCTGCGCCGAGAGGGACGGACAGCATTACAAGCTGGATTCCGTTCCAGAAAAGCATCATCGTTGCAGGTGCTACCTGATAGCGATTCGCTGATTTTAGACGGGGAAACCCGTTTGAGATACCGGAGAGAACCGGATTACCAAACTCATCCCCGGAGAGAACCGGGTCAACAAACGCAAAAAATATTTCATCAGAGAAGATGTAAAAACGCAAGGAGGAATTACACATGGCTTTCGATTGGACAAAGGTTGATGGGTACAAGGAGGACATGACCCCCGAAGAAAAGCTGGCACTTCTGGACAGCTATGACCCGGAACCCGCCCCCAAGAATGACCCGGCTCCCGCACCGACCCCTGCCCCTAAAAATGATCCTGATCCTACTCAGGCTCCGAAAGGAGGGGCTACGGTCAGTAAAGCTCAGTTCGACAAGGTGGCGAGTGAACTCGCAGCCACGAAGAAACAGCTTCGGGCAAAGATGACCGAGGAAGAAGCGAAAGAGATGGAACGGCAGCAGCATCAGGAGGAAGTGGAAACCGAACTGAACACGCTGCGCCGGGAAAAAGCTCTGGCTGGCTACAAATCGTCCTATCTGGCACAGGGGTACGATGAGCAGCTTGCAGAAGAAGCTGCTACCGCCATGGTGGACGGTGATATGGACACCGTTTTCGCCGTGATGAAGAAACAGAGCGTCAATGCTGAAAAAGCAATGAGGGCGAAAATTCTGAAAGAAACGCCTGTCCCCCCAGCAAGCGATAACCCGGATGAGGAAACAAAGAAAAAGGAGGAAGCGAAGAAGCTTCGTGGCTACTTCGGACTCTCCTGACTGTAAGGAGGTAAAGCACTATGGGTAACTCTATTGCACTGGCGCAGAAATACCTGCCTATGCTCGATGAAGTGTACAAGGCTTCTGCCAAGTCCGCTATCCTCGATGCGACCAAGGTCGATATCGTGGGTGGCAACACCGTGAAGGTGTTCAAGACCAGCATGGATGGTCTTGGAAACTACTCCCGGAACAACGGCTTCGTTGACGGTGATGTGACGGGTACGTGGGAAACCCTGACCCTGACCAAAGACCGTGGTCGTTCCTTCATGATGGATCGGATGGACAACGAGGAAACGCTGGACATGGCGTTCGGCACTCTGGCTGGCGAATTTATTCGCACCAAGGTCGTTCCCGAAGTCGATGCGTATTCCTTTGCGAAGATGGCTGGCACGACCAGCATTTCCGCTGGCACTCCCGCCGACATCGTGATCGGAACCACCGATGTTCCCGGACTGATCGAAGAAGCGGAGAAGCAGATGAACGAGGACGAGGTTCCCGAAGAAGGTCGTATCCTGTTCATTAGCGAAACCGCCTACGCCGGGGCGAAAGCCAAGATCACCCGCACCACCATGAACGGTGATGGCGGGATCGACCGTGGCTTTGAAACCTTCGATGGTATGCGGATCATTCGTGTTCCGCAGACCCGGTTCTACACCGCTATCACGCTGTTTGACGGAACCACTTCCGGTCAGACCGCTGGCGGTTATATCGGAACCGGAACCACGGGTTACAAGATCAACTTCCTGATCGTGCAT